TGAATTGTGTTATTGATGTTTTCGTCATATTGGCACCACCTCACATTCCGTATAGTATTCTGTTCCAGATGTATCTCCCTTATGTTCACCCTTTGATACTCGAAACACACCACTAACCTTTCTTGAAGTTAGTTTAATAATGACATCTGTAGTGATTTTATGGTTTAACAACATCTTAATTTTATAACCCTTTAACTTTTTCTTCGGATTTTTAGATTTGGACTTTTTCTCGTCCTTCACTTCCTCTTCAATTTCCTCAGGTTCATCAATTAAGCCAGTTTCTTTTGATATATCTAAACCAACCTTGTCACCTTTGGCTCGATCACGTACATACATACGCCCCTTATTGATATGCAATTTCGCCTTACAATCTTTTGCTATTTCAGATACAAGAAACTTAATCTTCCCATTGAGTGCCTTTCCAGAGCGATAAATAAAGTCTACTGGCAAGTCGATATCACCAATTGCAAGCCCTGCGTCTCGTGCCAGTTCTCTTAAAATTAAGGATGCTGGAGTATTCCGTGCATAAGTTCGCTTGATTACACCTCGAGTATAGTCTAATGTGCAATCGATGCACTTAAAAGTTGTAATCTTGTCCAAACCTTCCCATTTAGTTTCTTTCTTTTTGAGGGTGCCACTAAAAATAACCCCATGGTCATCCACATAGCCTGCACTTAAAATAGCTACTTTGTTCGCTGAAATTGAATTTATCGTTTCATCTTTAAGGTTATAGACTTGTATGTCGATGGTATCAACTTTTTCGTTATCACCAAAAGGAACACTAAATTTAATAGTTAATGGATCTGTAATTTCTCTGCCACCCACTAAAAATGTAGTTTTACGCATATATAAATTACTCATCTGATTCACCTACCACATACAAAAAGACCGTCTCGTTCAGATTATCGTAGGTAATACGAGTAACTGAATTAGCTCGGTCTTTAGGAATGATTTGTACTTTTGGCAAGTCTATGTTGACATGGTTTCTGAACAAAGGGCGATTAAGGATTAGTTTTTCTCCAACAACCAAAACACCAGCATCCTTGAATAGATCTACAGTGAAAAAATCATGTGTTTGATTGTAGTTGATTTCAATTTCAAATACTTCACCAGCTAACTCTATTTCAAAGGTATAAGGTATCTCATTTTTATCAATGTCAATATATTCATCCATTACTTGCGCCCCTCCATTGCTGCCCAACCACCACTTGATGAACTCTTAGGTGGTGTGGTGTATTTTTCTTTATTGTTTTTTGTTGTTGTAGTAGGTGTCTTTTTCGTCTGTTGGCGCCCTTTTTTAGTTACTGGTTTCGTTTGCTTCTTAACAGGAATAGACACACTAACAAATTTAGCAACTTTAGCCACTTTTATTTGTTTTAGTGTCATTGTAAATGCATATCCATCTTTAATCTTAGCCTCATAGTCTCGGCTAAAATCAGTAATAACCACATGCTTTAAAGATGTCATGTAATCAAAATCAAAGATAGTGCCTTTTTCACGATATTGGCGTAATTTTAAAACCTTCGCTTCCGAATCATCAAGGATTACACCTGTTAATGAAATGGATGTAGGGTTACTTTTTACATGGTCAGTTATTTGCTCACCATCCTCAAGAGCATGGTCAGTAGTAGTAGAGGATTCAGGCATTGATATCTTTGTAATTACATCGACTAATACATCCTTAATGTACGGCATTCCATTCACCCCCTACGTTGTTTGCATCTCTGAATCAAGAATATCGCTTATAATTTCGCGTACTTCTCTGCCAATATCGATTGCATTAGTTCCTGAAATATTAAAAATAAATTGATGTCCACCACCACTATTAGAAGCGTTGTTCCCACTTTCAACATTAGTAGCCTGAGGTACTCCTGTAGTAGAACCGCCATTATTATCTAGATTTAATTCTGGAGTACCGGAACTACCTTGACTTAAAATCCCAGCACGACGTAACATATTCGATTGATTTGCTGTCAAAACTGATTCATTTTTATGGAGTTCTGCTACATATCCGTCATAAGGTACACGTTCAAGCCCAGTAGCATGAGAACCACTAATAAAATTACCTACTGCTCCAGCAGCTTTACCTATTGTGCTTCCGATAGAAGAAACCCATTTTGGCAATTTGAAATTTGTGATAGCATTTTTGAAATTATTGAAATTACTAGTTATCGTGTCCCAATTTTTATAAATTGTGATACCTGCAGAAATCAACCCTTTTATAGGTCCTGCTAAAAAAGATAATATAGGGTTGTTATCAATAACTTGCCATAGTTGTATAGCTTTTGTTTTAACGGTCTCCCAATTTTGGTATAACAGTATCCCTCCAGAAATTAGTAGACCGACTGCAGTCACAACCATTCCTATTGGATTAGCTCTCAAAGCTGCGTTAAAGCCTTGGGTAGCAAAAGTAGAGGCAATTGTACTGGCTTTAAATAAATCTAATGCTGTTTTTACAAATGAGATTGTTTTCATTACAGCAAAACCACCCGCAATACCCGCTGTGGCAGCTATTACTAATTCTTTATTTTGTATAAGCCAACTAACTCCAGTTTTAAAACCATCGAAGGCAACACTTGCAACGTCAATTCCCACAGCCACTGTACTACTCATTGTGTCTGCAAATGAAGCGATATTATCACTAGTCTCTTTAGGTAGACCGAAGTTTTGCCATAAATTAGATACATTACCTGAACCATTAACCAATGACATGAAAGTATCTTTAGCTGTACCCACAAAAGAAACTACTCGATCTATTTTACTGACTAACTTATCAGTATCTAGGTTTTCGATCCACTGTGACGTAGAAGCCATACCATCAACAAATGGTTGTAAGAGTGGGCCACCAATTTTCCCTTTTAAATTCGTCCAAGATTGCTTTAAATTCCCTAATTGGTTTTCATAAGCATCTGCTTCACGTGATGCTTGTCCCATCGCCCCTGACAATTTGTTACCATCCTCAACCATGGCCATTAAAGTTAGTTGCTTTTGGGATTCGCTTAATTTAGTGAATGATTTACCATACAGTTCATTTGCTTTAGCATTACGTGTAGTTTCTGTTGCTGAAATACCTAATGCCGCATCATTTTCGAAGTTCCCTTTTAAAAATGATTGCATATTTTCAATTACTTCTTCAATAGATCGGTCATAAAATGCAGCACTATCGGCAGCAGCCAAAGTCGCTCGCTCTGTTAAAGACAAAGCATCTGCAGTGTCCGCTCCAGTTGTTTTGGCAAACGCTGCTATTTGAGTGAAACTACCTTTAAGCCTTTCTGGTAGCATCCCAGTATCTTTTGCAATTTTATTCAGACCCTCAGATGCATGTTGTTGTGCATCCGAGAAAACTTGCTCAAATTGCGCATCCATTGCTTGGAAACCTGCGGCTGCTTCAATAGCACTTAATCCAAACTCTTTAACCTTATTAACAGCAAAAACACCTGCAACAATCCCTACAAGACCACGCATCATTGATTTAAAACCATTTAATGTTTTGCTAACATGTTGTACTTCTTGATTTAATTCTCCAGCCTCTGTTTCAGCAGTATTTAATCCGTTTGCAACGTGTTGTGAAGCTGTAAGGCCTGTTTGACCGAAATGGTTAAAACCTTGTGCTGTATGTGTTAATCCTTGGCCGACACTAACTATTTCATCCTCAATGTTATCCATGACCTGATTTAAGTGTTGTAGGGTGGTTGTTGCTTCATCGCGGAAATATATACCTACAAACATGTCACGCATAGCGCTACTCATTTGATCACCCCTAGCATTTTTAAGGATGCGAGTGTTTCTAAAATAGTATCGTTATCCCAATCTTCCACCGAATGTGGATCAATTTTATAGTGATATCCAATTACGTACTTCCACCATTTTTCGCCTGCTGCTTTTTCATAAAAAGAAGGGATGCTTTGCATCCCTGAAAGATTTTTTATTTTATTACTTTCCTGTTCGAAGAAAGTTAAAGGCTGCGTTAGTGACCTCCTCTAACTCCTCCCATGTTTCAAAATCATCCATGTTTAATTCATTTGGAATAACTACCACATGCTTTAACATAAGGGGCATCATTCTTGAATTTAGAACTTTCCCATGTAATCCTGTACCCTCATCCATAATTTCAGCTTGCTTTGAATTAGGTACATTTTGGAATGTGTAATCATTACCTGCTGTTGACGTAAATTCTTTTGTTTTTGGTGTAAATGCCATTTGAATTAATCCTCCTTATATTGTGCTGCTAAAATTGTGTATTCGACCCCTTCAACTTCTGCTCCACGAGAAAAGTTTGGGTTTTTTGCAAAACGGCAATCCATACCATTCACACGTTTCTTACGTTTTGCATCATTGAGAGAAACGTTAAATGATTCTTTCGATTTCAACAACGCATCTAACATTGGTACAACACTGGAATCTTGTTTTAATGTAAATGTAAAAGTACCTGTTTCGTCTGCTGATTCGTTGTAAGTAACAGATCCATCAGCACCTACATGTTGACTAAATGTATCTTCATTCTTCTCAGCTTCGATTGGCGTGCCATCCATAAAACCAGTAAGGATTATGCCACCAACAATCGCTACAGTGTCTTTAAAATTAAAAGTTTCTGCCATCTAAACCCCTCCTTAAACAGTTAGTACGCCACGAATTTGCACTTTTTCGAATGCCCCTGCAATAGTTGCAGTCCATTGAATATCGGGCAAAATACGTTGTGCTAGGGTATTTTTTGGAATATCTTTCCTTCTAGGAAAAGTTATTGTATACATTGGATTACCTGCGTCATCTCGGGCAATAATGCCTTCTCCTGTTGTTGTATTTTCTACTGTCGAAGCAAGTACGCTTTCCACCTCTGCAACAGCTAAACCAATACCTGTATCGGTACCTGGAACTTTGTCTCTCAATGCAAGCAATCTAAATACGCTTTCAGCCATACGTGCTTTAAGATAATGCGTTGCTTGAATAACATCAATGAACTCACCACTAGTTGCTACCCCTTTCGAGTTCAATAACAACCCTGCTTCATTAATATAAGTAGAAGCGTTTGCAGCATGAATACGATTAATCATTGTATTATCATACTTTACAGCAGGTACACCTTGTACATTTTTGAATGTCCATGTGTATGCCCCAATTTTCTTTGGTGCACAAACACCAATAAGCCCTTCAGCTACATACGTATTAGGTTGATCATGAACTACAAGGAATGCATTATCATATAATCCTCTTAACTTTTCAGCTAGCTCAACATTTGACGTTGTAGCACCATAAATTTTATCTTTAGTATTAGTCCATTCAGCTAAGGCAGTGATTTCCTCATCTCCTTGCTCTGGACTTACAACATAATAGAAGTCGTTGTGTGTTTTAATTAATTCGTTTAGAGATGATATTAAGGCAGTTGGCTCTGCAGTTGCTGAATTATAAGCAACACCAAAAACAGCAATTTCCGTTGGCCTTGGATTTTGACCAAACATACGTGATAGTAATTTATATTCATTTGTTGTTTCTTCAAAATCCTCTGCTACACTTTCTATCCCTGTATATTCCTTGTAATCTATAGCTTTACTAGTCGCTAATAACAAAGGTAATCCAAAACCTTTTTCAGAAATCGGCTTTGTCTCTCTTGAAATTTGCACATCAACATAGCGCATTTAATCACCTTCCTAGTTTCATTTCTACTTCCACTTTGTCGAAGTAATCTATATCGTGTTCTTCAATATCAAGATAACGAATGATTACATCAAATCCCCACTTTTCATCATAGGAATCTAACAAAAATGTAGTACGGTTTGTTACATCAGTTAGATTTACTATTGCAACATTAATCTCATCTAAAAATAAAGAACCTCGCCACTCAAACCACTTTCGAAGTTGAGTAGCCACTTCAAAAGCGTTATCATGCGAAGTTCCATAAGTGTGAAAAGAAATAGTTGCATTGCGTTCTTGTATTCTGGTTTCTGATAAGGAATCAGGCTTATTAACGTGGGATACATCTTCTTGCCCTACACCTTTGCGGTCACCTATTACTTTATAAGTGGCATAAGGTAATTTTGGTATATCACCTGTTTGATCTGCCCTTATAATCGTTAAATCAGTGTCATCCAAGAGCTGTTT